GGAACCCACATATTGCAGTCCGGCGTCAACAGTCCATGCATCGGCCACACCATTCGGGAAAGCGCGCTCGGCGAAACGTTCGATGTATTCCACCGTATTTCCGTTGATAGTACGTTGCGCGATGGTATAAACCGCGTCGATTGTACCTGCGTTGTTAGTGTCTTCGGTAACCGTCGCGGTGGATTTAAACTTTCCGTTGGTTACATAATGCGTCCAGCCGACAAAGTCTTGTTCCTTGAGGAAGGTTAACGACAGCATCACGCCGTCATCGCGGATCGCTTGGACGAGGTAGAACGGCTGCTCTGCCCAGCACCATTCAAGGATGTCGTAGCCGTAGAAGAGATGTGACGCGATCGTTGAGATGTCTGTGCCAGTGAAGGTGTTGAAGTAGATGTTGTAAGACAGGTCTCGGATCGCGGAGCCCTTAGACTGAACGTAGAGGATGTCATAGTTCGTCACAATCGGCGGGACATCGCTAGCACCGACCCAAGACTGCGGATTGGCAACGATCGCAGACGGAGTAATCGCAGACCCGGCAGCACCGCCGTTGATGACCCAACTGGCCTTGTCGGCGAGAACAAGCATACCCGAGGATGCCGAGACGATCGCCTTGATGCTGTTGAGCACGCCAGAGACAAGGGTTCCGGAGATTGCATCGGAAGCCTGAGTCGGCCGGGAGATGTCGAAGTTGAAGTATTGCCCCGGCCGGGAGAGATAGAACGACTGTGGCGCACCGACGAGCCCAGAGAGAACCAACCGCTGCTGGAAGAACCCGGGGACAGTGGGGTAGCCGTTGGATGTGGCGGAAAGGTATGCAGTTGCCGCAGCAGCACCGGCCGAGAAAATCACCGTCGGGGCAACCGAGAAACCAGCGCCTGCGCCTGTGATGATCACCGCACCAACACCCCACGTTGCGGTTGTGGTTGCGCCTGCGCCAGCCCCCGAGGTAGAGACCTGCGCGATTGGGTTAGCGGGGGTTGTGCCTGAGGTGATCGAGCCCGGGTTGGTCACGATCCATGTGTTGATGACGCCAGCTGTTTCGCTGGTAACCTGAACCACAAGGCCGTTGCCGAACTGGATGGTATCGCCTAGGACATAACCCGCGCCGCCTGCTGTAATCGCCGGGGTGCCTTGGACTTGAAGCTGAGCAATCGCGGTGGCTAGAACGGTGGGCGAGCCAGAGAACGAGACTGTTGGGACAGTGGTGTAAGCACCGGGCGCAGTTACGGTGATGTGATCGATACCCGAGCCGATGAAAGGATTCTTGGAAATCGGTGGAGTTTGAGTGAAGTCCGCGGCGATGTTGGAGTCGATGAACGAATTCCCGGTGCAGGTTCCAATGAAGCCGTATTGCACACCAGACGGGACCACGCCAAAGTAGGAGAAGGTTGATTCGTAGACGTTGTACGCAGTTGCATTAAGCACCGCGGTCCAGCTGATCTTATTCGATCCCGGGACAATCTTGATATTACGCGCAAGTAGGGTCACCGGCGTGGCCATGGAAGACTCTTGACCGCCCGCATCGATGGAAGTGACGGTGTAGGAGTAGTTCGTCGGAACTTCGCCATACACCGGTGGAATCGTGGTGCTGGTGACAACGCCAGTAGGAGCCGCGACGGTTGAGCCGACCGAGATCGGGTTCAGAGTCCAGTTGGTTGCGGCTACGAGAGTGAGGACGTACGCCGGGTAGCTCGGATGGCAGAAGACCATCTGGTTGACGGATTGGGCGAATTTGACTAGACGCAGGTTGTCAGAAACCTTATACGGCGACGTGATGGTATAAATTCGTTGTGTGGTTCCGCCTGAGGTCCAAGTGCCCCAGCTGATGGAATTAACCGCAGAGCCATCGAGATAGGCGATGGTAATGTTGTTACCAGCCACCGCGGTGATTTTATAATACGCCGCGTTGATCTGGGTCATTCCGACAACGCTGGAAATGTAAATCCAATCGCCAACTGCATAGGTGTTCCCGGGCACAGTCACTACGCAAGGATTAGCCTTGGTGATGCCGGTAATAGCCACACCCGTTTCAAGAATCGGCGACCCTTGGTAGAAGAATCGCATATACTGATCGCCGAGTTCGATGATGTACCCGACGTTGAAACTGGCTTGGAAGTTAATCAACCGGGCACCGGGCAGCTGGGTCTGCATGACCCACCGGGTGCCTACACGCGTACTGGCCCCGCCGCGGTAATCCACGAAGAAGTTCTCCAACAGCGCCGCGCCGGATTTATACTTCGCAAGATCAACTCGGGAATAAAGCTTTGGGCTCCATTCGCCAGAATTAAACGAGGCTTGAACGACGACATCAACCATGAATCACCCGTACCTCAAGCAAATGAGCTCCAATAGCCGCCCCAGTCGAAACCGGTGTACGGGCCAGAATACTGCGTACCGAAGTCTATTCCGCGGATACGAATCCAATCCGGGGTGACGTCGTTGATTGTCGGACCTTCGTTTGCATCCACCGCTCGGGCTTGGCCAATGGCGATGTTGGCTTCATCAATCGCCATCTTGATGATTTTCTTATCGCCGGAGAGTGCGTTGGCGATGGTAGCCCCGACGATCCGAACATAGGCTTCGATGAACAGATCATCAAACACATTCGGGTCATCGACATCGCTGACATATACCAGCGTAGCGAATTCCTGATTCGTCAGGATTACTCGTTGCTTAGCCGCTGTACCAAAGGTAAGATTGAAAGTTGCTCCGGACCCAGAACCTGTGCTTGAACCTTGGGCCACGGGATTTGCTTGTGCGGCAAAATAGCTTCCGCCGAGGTGTACATCTCCGGGGAGAACAGAGACAACTGATACGGTAAGGATGGTTCCACCGCCGCCGATAGTTTCAACGCGGAGTTGGCAAGGCGCTCCGATTGGCGGCTGAGTCGTGTCGCCAGCCGCAAGAGTGATGATGTCTCCGACTGCATAACCTGTGCCTCCGTTTGCGACAGCTGCCGCGGTGACTGGGATAAATGTGTCGGTTTGGACTTTGTATTTAACTGGAGGTCCCTGCCAGTTACTGGGGGCACCGCCGGTAACCGCGGTGGTGATCGGAATGCCCCCAGCATACCCGGTCTGAGTTGCCGGGATGATCCAACAAGCTCGTAGGCAATCGACCGGGTATTGGTATTCGTAGGCCCAAGGCGGGGTGGGTTGCCCCGGGGTCCAGAGGGTGGTAGCGGGGGAGGTGTTCTCTGGAGTTCCGGGGACCGAGGAGATGTAGGTGAGGTTCGCGGTTTTCAACCCGCAGTCCCACGGGGCCATACGAAGCAACTGCCGGCGAATCGGGATCAGGCAGAGGTTCGCCTGAATCGCTTCGTTGGTGGAGTTGGTCGCAAGCTCACTGTCGGTCACCGTGGTGCGGGTACCAACGACTTGAAGTGCACGGTTGACGATATCAGTGAGCGTGGTCATTAGCGACGGCCTTGAGTTCCGGAAGTCCCGTGGTTAGTTCCGCCGATGCCGGGACCGCGGGTCTGGCCTTTAGGGCCAACTGGCGGGGAATATGGCAGGTCTTTCTTTTCAGGCTTGCCGCCGTCACGAGTGTTGGACATCACTTACCTCCATGCTTTCCCTGAGTACCGGACTTATGCACCGACGACGAAATACTCGGGGCCTTAAACCCCTTGCCTTCATACATCGTGATCGTCTTACAGCGAACCTGATGGATACCGAGTTCACTTACCGCGGCTGGGTTCACCGCGCGAGGCTTTGGTTCCTGTTTCATTTGGATACTCCTATTGCCCGGGTATGGTCCCACCGGTTGTTGGGATCGTCAGCCATCTTGCGGCGAACTTGTTCGAAGGTGTTGCCATCGGAATGGGCTTCTTCAAGCAACTGGCGAAGGCGATCATCGAGGCGCTCGAGTTCGCGTTCGATATGCGGAGGAACCGGGTGGCCCATCTCACGGTACATGTTTCCGATGTCGTGAAGGGAATGCATATACATTGCGAATCGCCGCATCTTTTCGTGAACTTCGGATTCAGCATCGTGCTGGGCATTCACATAGCGAGAAAGCAGATCACGAATGACTTTGATGTCTTTGGCAAGCTGCTTGAAAAGTGCTTCGTTCATGTTAGTTTCCTGCGCAAGTATACTGATAGGCCACAGAGGCTGTGCCACCGGAGATAGTAAAAGCAGTACGTGATTGCGCAGAGATGTAAGGAATATTTGCAACAGCAGCAGGCTGTGCAAGGGGAGTAACAGTGCAGAAAGCCGCGGTAGGGAAGGCAGTAGCAAAGGTCAATGTACACACTGTTGTGCCGGTGCCGAAAGTAACCTTGCCACCATTGCCACTTGAATTGGCGTCAACAGCCGAGCTAGTTCCACAAGTCGATGTTGTCGGTGCGCCAGCCGTAGTAGTCAGCAATGTTCCTTTGACGCGGCTAGTGAAAACACTATTGCCGCTATCGTCCACATCTACAAGCACAATGCTATAGGCGGAATTAAGAAGCTGCCAGCTACCAGACCCTGCAACGCGCTGAAACTTCGAGCCACCAGTTGCGTTCGTCTGTTGGATTTCGCCGCCTTGATCAGAACCTGTGAAACCCGTCAGAACAAGTGAGCGGCCACCCGAAGATCGTGTGACAGACAACTGCCCGTTGGGATCGAGCGTCATGCGCGGGATATCGATGATGTTATCGGTGAACGTGGTCGAAAGCCAATCAAGGCCTTTAGTCACAGTCCCGGTGCCGGACTTCCAGAACGAGCCAGACGTCTTCACAGGGAACGCACCACCAGCGGCGCTGAACTCGATGCCGTATTTATAAGCCGCCGCTCCGGTCTGCGCTGCAACCCATAGTCCCGCGTCAATTACAGACCCAATGCCGATCGAAGTTGAAACGTCCACAATTTGAACGCCGGTTTTGCGTGTGATCGTAGCCGCGCGAACGTCGGTATTTGCTTCGACGCCGCTAGCTTCGGCCGAACTTGCAACAGTGCTGTCCACCCACGCGTAACCGTTTAGGCCAAACGCGCTGCCCGAAGATGTACCTTTCAGGTGAGCGATGCCGTTCAAGGCAACGACAGGCTCGCCTACAGAAGCATTTGTCGCTGACTGTTCAATATGGATGCACTCGCGATAGCCCGTACCGCCAGTACGCTGACAAGCATAGGATGCCGCAATAAAAAAGCTCGTGCCAGCAGTATAGCTTTCCGAGATATTGACGTTGAAGAATGGCGCAAACGATCCGCCAGAACCGGTCCCGCTAATCGTTTGTGCCGCAGTCCAAGTATTACTTGTAGCAAGTAAAGTCGCACAGGAAATTACTACGCTGCCTGCGGTAGTGGTGCAAGCTCCGCCAGTGAATGCAGGAAGTTGGCTCGGTGCTATTGGCGCTGCTTTCACAAACGCCGTACTGGCGCAGGCATTTGAGCTATCTGCTGGTGGACGAGTGGCGCAGGTAACAGTCTGCGCCGAAGCGGGCGAAATCAGCAAATGCGAAAGTAGTGCGAGAACTTCAAGCATTGGTGTCGATCACAGTCAGAGGATTGGCCGTGCCTGCGCCGGTAATGGCAAAGGCTTGATAGGAGTTCTGACACTCGCCTTCAATGGTGTACTGCCCGCCATTACCGTAGACCCGGATGCAACCGCCAAGGGCAGCATTC